GATTCGGAAACCTTCGTCCTCCACGACCTCATCGAGCGGGAAGGCAGCACCACGCCGGACGAGTCGCGCGGCCGGGAAAGCGTGCTGAGCTACGAGGCGGTTGTATCGGCCCTTTGATCCCGAGCACCGGAGGAGCAAGCCCCTCCCCCGCTTTCGCGGGCCCCTCTCACGGGGAAAACGGAAATTCCCGGGCTGTCCCCACGCTTGTCCCACCCCGTCCCCCACCCTGCGCATCCACGACAACGGAATTCGCGCTCCCATGGGCAACCTGCACCATCAATTCCATATTAAAAATTTTGTCAGCAGCCAACTCCATGTCACCGCCGGAAATCCAACCGGCGAGCGCGGATCGAACCTGGCCACCGCACCTACCGGCAAGGCGCTTCCGCCCCCCGCTCCCAGGCCCGGAACCCGAGCCTCAATTCCCGCGTTTCTTCGGCGGACGAGTCGCCCGAGAAACGGGGCGGACAGGCTCTCCAGGCTTTTTGGCAACGACTTTTTTCGGCTTGGCTGCCCCATCCTCCCCAAGCTCGAGTGGCAAGACCAGGCGGCCCTCATTGCGCTCGACGTGGTTCGCCAACGCACGAAGCGCCCACCGGATGATGGTGGCGGAGCTGACCCGATAGCGGTCCGACAGAGCATCCAACTCTTGCATCTCGCTCACCTCGAAGCGGACGGTGATTCCCTTTTTTTCCGTAGCCATCTTTTTGATACTATGAACGACCCCGAACTATCCTGCAACAATCTTCTTGCCTCCGGTGCGCGTCGGTGCAATCCGATGCCGGTGAAAACGATCCGCGTTTTGCTATCCGGAGAGGAGATGGAGACACTCGAGCGGGTCCGGGCACTGGGCTTTTCCAGCAACGCAGAAGTCCTCCGCTGCGCCACCCTGGCCTGGGCGGATGCTGCGGCACAGCTGCCGGAAGAGAGCCCGCCTCCCGGCACCGCCGCTGACAGCGCTGACGTCTGCCAAGCCCGCCGTAAGATCTGATTCCAATTCCAAATCCACCGACCTCCATGAAATTACCGTCGCACCTCCTGCCGATCATTCCCCTCGTCGCGTCGTTGATGACCGCGCACGCCGCCACCCACGCCGTTCTTCCCGGCACATCGATCCAAGCGAAGATCAACCTCGCCGTCGCGGGGGATATCGTCGCGATCTTCGGCGGGACCTACAACGAGGACATCACCATCAACAAGGCGATCCGCCTGGTCGAGGTGAGTGGTCAGGAAGTGACCATCAATGGGCATGTCACCTTCTCCGGGGTGACCGACTGCCCGCCATTCGACGGCTTTACCGTCGGCTCATCTGGCCGCGGGATCTGGGTCGCGAATACCACAGGCCTGGTGCTCCGGAATGTGGATGCGCGAAACGGCTCAGGAATCACCGTGGAGGGGACCTCGGTGCTGAAAATCTCCGAATGCCAGTTGTCGAATCTCACGGCAGGGAGCACAAATCTTGAAATTTCAAAGTCGAGTCTTACCGAGGGACTCAACCAAACTGCAGGCAGTCTTATAGCTTCTCAGATCGCCGTCAGCGGGAATTTTGATTCGCAGACCAGTGCTCAGAAAACCGTCGCGTTTCGGACGACCGTTTCAGGAGACACGGTTTTGCGCTCCAAGCGAGCCTGGGTGGGCTACTCTCAGGCACGCAGCATCACTTTCACCGACGCGAATGCCGCGAAGTTCGTGGCAGTGGGTTGCTTGGTCGATCGTCAAGGTGCCGAGGCAAACGGGATCCACTGCAACGTGAGTAACTCGCAGATTCAGTTGGTCAATAACAGGATCATTCGGGTTGGTTACCATGTGCATGGAGACGGGGAAAACGGAATTGATTTGCGCGGCGGTGGCAACAAGGCATTCGTTTCTAACAATTACTGTCAAATGATCTATTATCACGGCCCCGATTACGGAGTTCGCGGCGACGGGATCTACGTCCGCGATTTCTCTGATGCGACCATCATCAACAACATCGTAGTTGGCGCGAAGCATGGTATTTCCGCTCCCTTTGGAGTGCTCGCTCAAAACAATCTTTACTGGGCCTCGCCTTGGAACGCCCGCGAAGCCAACGGCGTGATCGCCGAAGGCACGCTCTACGCCGACCCGCTCTTCGTCGAAAACGAAGCGCCGAAGCTCCAGGCCGGCTCCCCCTGCCTCAATGCCGGGACTCCCGACCCGCGCTACAATGACCGCGATGGCAGCCGCAACGACATCGGACCCTCCGGCGGGGCTTGGTTCGACCCGGACGGCTGGACCACCGAGAACCCGGTGGTGATTTCCTTCGATCTCTCGCCCGACATGGTGCTGGAAGGCATCGATACCGAAGTGATCCTGAGTGAAGGCCAGGCGGTCAGCGCCCCCTAACGCATCGGAACCCCCGTGGCATGACTGATCGCCCCTCTCGATTCCGGTGGCTCGGGCCCTGGCTGCTCTTCACCGCGCTGCTCAATGCGGCGCAGGCGGCACCCATGGTTGCCGCCGAGTATTTTGTCGGCAGCGACCCCGGCGTCGGCAATGGCACGGCACTGAGCTTGGAAGACACTTCCTCGCTCGCGACGGGATTCTCGCAGGTCGCGCTCGGGCTTTCCGCCAAAGAGCCCGGCACCTACACCGTGGGCATCCGGGTCAGGGACGATCAAGGCCGCTGGAGCAATCCGGCGATCCGGCGCTTCACGCTGTCACCGGGTGGCTACCAGCTCGCCGGTGGCTTGGACCCGAACGGCAGCGCGTCCCAAGGTATGGACGATTCCAGCCTGTCGGGCATCGGCGGATTCGCGGGAAAAGCAAATGCCGAGTATTTCGTCGGCACTGACCCCGGCGTCGGCAATGGCACGGCACTGAGTTTGGAAGACACTTCGTCGCTCGCCACGGGATTTTCGCAAGTCGCGCTCGGCCTTTCCGGCAAAGAGACCGGCACCTACAGCATCGGCATCCGCGTAAGGGACGATCAAGGCCGCTGGAGCAATCCGGCAATCCGGCGCTTCACGCTGTCACCGGGCGGCTACCAGCTCGCCGGTGGCTTGGACCCGAACGGCAGCGCGTCCCAAGGCATGGATGATTCCAGCTTGTCGGACATCGGCGGATTCGCCGGAGAAGCGAATGCCGAATACTTCGTCGGCATTGACCCCGGCGCGGGCAATGGCACGGCACTGAGTTTGGAAGACACTTCGTCACTCGCCACGGGATTTTCGCAAGTCGCGCTCGGCCTATCTGGCAAAGAGCCCGGCACCTACAGCATCGGCATCCGCGTAAGGGACGATCAAGGCCGCTGGAGCAATCCGGCAATCCGGCGCTTCACACTGTCACCGGGCGGCTACCAGCTCGCCGGTGGCTTGGACCCGAACGGCAGCGCGTCCCAAGGTATGGACGATTCCAGCCTGTCGGGCATCGGCGGATTCGCCGGAGAAGCAAATGCCGAGTATTTCGTCGGCACTGACCCCGGCACTGACCCCGGCGCGGGCAATGGCACGGCACTGAGCTTGGACGACACTTCGTCGCTCGCCACGGGATTCTCGCAGGTGGCGCTCGGCCTGTCGGGCAAAGAGCCCGGCACCTACACCGTTGGCATCCGGGTCAGGGACGATCAAGGCCGCTGGAGCAATCCGGCGATCCGGCGCTTCACACTCTCACCCGGCGGCTACCAGCTCGCTGGCGGACTCGACCCGAACGGCAGCGCTTCTCAGGGCATGGACGATTCCAGTTTGTCGGGCATCGGCGGATTCGCGGGAGAGGCGAATGCCGAATACTTCATCGGCACTGACCCCGGCGCGGGGAACGGCACGACGCTGAGCCTGGAAGACACCTCCTCACTCGCCACTGGATTCTCGCAGGTGGCGCTTGAGCTTTCCGACCCCGTGCCGGGGACCTACAGCATCGGAATCCGGGTGAGAGACGACCAGGGCCGCTGGAGCAATCCGGCGATTCGGCGCATCACCCTCATGGACTCGCTACTCCTGGCGCAAACGGAGGCCGGGGTCTCGGAATTGGAGGCTGAAACAGGAGATCCGCCACGCCCTCAAGTATGGACCATTTCGCCCCGCAAGTATGTTTCCGAAGCGCTCTATCAGGTGATCATCGGAGCTCACTCGATTGAGATCCAACGCAGGACCGAGGAGACCCTGCGCTCATTCATGCAGCGCCTGCAGCAGGCGATTTCAGGCAACCCTTCTCTTGCAGGACTCGTGGTGGCGGAGATGGCAGGGACCACCACCCTGCGCATCACCCGCAAAGCCGATGGTGCCGTGGCAGACGAGTGGGTCGCCGCTTCCCAGGGCCTGACGACCCGGATGGAACAAAAGGGCGACCTTGGCAGTGCGGGTCGGAAAATCGTGGCAGCCGAGTATTTCACCGACATTGATCCGGGTGAAGGAGCTGGACTTCCGATCGATTTGGCAGGGACGGCAAGCAGCCACCAGCGAGACTTCGCTCAGGCCGGCGTGGACATCACGGCGCGCAATGCCGGCAGTCACCGGATCGGAGTTCGCTTCAAAAACGCGGCAGGACGCTGGGGCGCCCCGGTGTTCCGCGGCTACCAGTCGTTCTTGCTTTTCGGAATACCGGACACCACCGCGCCGGTGGTGACTCTGACCGGATCGGCGAATCCGAATCTGCCATTCGGACAACCCTACGTGGAACCCGGATTCACGGCGCACGATGGGATCGATGGTGATTTGTCCGCGGATATCGTGGTCACTGGCAGAATCAACCCCTTCGTTCCAGGAATTCAGACGATCACTTACACCGTCGTCGATCGTTCCGGCAATCGAGCGAGCGTCGCGCGGAATGTGCGGGTCGTGGACGCCACGGACCCGGTTTTCACCGGGTCGAATGAACTCGCGTTCACCTCGCCTCCGGCCACCACGGACATTTACAGGGGCTTGCTGGCGGAAGACCCGGAGCAAGGGTCGCTCTCGCATCGTATCAAGCTGATCTCCGGCAGCGTGAATTGGGGGCAAGCGGGTAGCTATCCGCTGGAATTCCAGGTTTCCGACGCTGCGGGGAATACCAGCCGCTTCACGCGAACCGTCACGTTGAGCGGGGATGCCACGAAGTATCCGAGTTTTTCCGCATGGATCGCCGGCAGGGCCCAAGGCCTGGCCTTCACGCCGACCGATCTGGTTGCCGGTGCCGATCCCGACTCCGACGGCTTCAGCAACGAGATGGAATGGACGTCCGATACGGATCCGTTTGACGCGTTCTCAAGGCTCGAGATGGATTTCTCCGGGGGGCCGGCGAGCCTTGCTTTCCAATGGTCGTGCAACCAGCGGATTAACTACTGGATTGAGGCCAGCCAGGATCTTCAGGGCTGGGTTCCCTACTCGGATCGAGTCAACACCGACCAGGGTGACTATTTCACCCTCGATGTTCCGATTTCTTCGGCCACCCCCAAGGCGTTCTTCAGGCTCTCATGCGAACCGCGACAAGCGATCATGACCGAGACTCCGTAGGCAGATTTCACCCATTCAACTTTTCACCCCCGGAATCCACCGCCCTCTCTCGGTAAGCCGGGAGGGGGTGCTTTTGTTTCGACCGTCAACATCGCTTCAAGAAGCGCCAAACAGGGGTCCGCGCGAGACGCTGTCCAATGCTGAACCGCCTCTGGACAGCACGAGTGCGCGGCTGATCCCCTGCCCTGTCGCCCGGTTGACACGCCGCACGCGGTCAAATGGCCGCGACTTTCCTTGGCACCACCGGCAACTGGGGCATCCCGAACGATCAGCCGGGAATCCTCATCACCGACCTGTCCTTCGACTTCTCCAACCAGGAGAAGACCGTCCTCGACAAGGCCGGCGAGATCATCGGCCTGTCGCTCTACCAGGAGAAGGTCGAGATCAGGCTCTCGGGCCTCGTGGCGAAGACCTCGTCTTTCAGCGGCAAGATCGGTGCCGCCATCGCGCTCGCCAACGCGATCCCGGGCCACCTCCAACAGGCCAGCGGTGGCACCACGATCCTGATGCAGGTCAGCCGCAGCCTCAACAACGAGGACTTCGAGAAGATCGACCTGACCGCCACCCACTACCCGTTCGTCACCAGCGGCGGCGGTGCCTGAACCACTCCCTAACATCAAGTTCCCGAGATGAACGCCGTATCCCACCTATCGTCCACCGCCACCAGCAACACCAGCCTCGCCGCCGCCCTGACGGCCGTGGGCATCGAACTCTCCGAGAAGCCGTTCGTAAGAGTTGTCGGCGACGGCATCCGCGGCGAGCGCACCGTCTGGTTCTTCAACCCGCAGAGCCCGTGCGGCAAGTTCCAGACCAAGGAACTCATCGCCGCCTGGCACGACGACGCTTGGCACCTCGCCCATCCCGAGCACCCCTTTGCCTACATCAAGTGCGCCCTGCTCAACCGCGAGCGGCTGGTCGACAAGGTGAAGCGGGACGTGCCGCTGGCCTGCGTGAAGCGCCGGGGCAAGATCGCCTTCATCCCGCTGGACGCCTCACCCGCCAGCGAAGACCTGTTCCTCCGCCACCTCTGAAGATCCCATGGACGACACCGACCGCCAGAAGCTCCTTTCCGCCGCCTTCCACGACGTGGAAACCATCGTCGCCGGCCATGCCATGCGCCCGCTTTCGCTGGCCAGCTACGACGTGCTGCTCCGCACCGGCAACCCGCTGGTGAAGGGGGAAATGCCCAAGGACGGCACTCCGGAGTTCACGTCTTCGATCATGGGCTTCGTCTACACCCACTGCGCCCCGTGGCCCGAAGTGGTCCGGGCCTCGTTCAACGACCAAGGATTCCGGGAAGCCGCCCTGATCTTCTGCGGCGGGCTGACCCCGGAGGATTTCCAGACCGCCTTCCAGCGCCTGGAGGCACAAAGCCGGGAACTGGAGGCGGCCCAGGTCGATCCCGTGTCGGGACTGGCCGGAAAAAAGCCCCTGCCTGCGACGAACCGGGCTTCGTAGCCGCCCAGGTCTTCGCCGTCGCCGCTGAAACCGGCTGGCCCGAGGAGCGGATCCTGTTCATGCCGCTGGCAAGGCTGGCGCAGTATCAGCACTGCCTGTTGCGGAGAAATGGGGTGCGGGCGACGTGGAGCGGCACCGCCATCCACATGCCCACGCTCAGAGAGCAGCTGGGGCAACTTAGGACACGGTGGACCCCCAAGTGAGCTGGTCCGACCCAACGGCTGGTTCGTGAGCTACCCGCCACGCCGAGGCCGCTGCCGTCAATTCGCCGCGATATGCCGAGACCGCCGCCCGCGAAAAGCTCTCCGTTAAGGTCGATCCTGGCGTCGTGGAAGCCAAGGCCGATCTGTCCAAGGTCCGCCGACTTGGCCAGCCCCTCGACCCCGAAGCCACCGATCGCGAGCTTGCCGCCGATTTCCACTGAGATCCTTTCCAGGGGAATACCCGAGAATGCCAAGACCGCCCCACCTTGAGTGAGTAAGGCACCCCGCCTTGGGGAACCGGGTCGTGCTTTCCTGTGGAAGGGCATGACATCGAAATCAAACTTGCCAACCAGCTCCCCTTTCGTCACTCGTTTGGTATGACGAAAAGAATAAAAACCGCGTTCGGGATCCTGTGCCTCGTTGCAGGCCTGTGTCTGACAGCTTTTAGCGCGAAAGCTGCCGAAGTTCCTTACGCGGTCAATCCGTTGGGTTGCGGCACCAAGTCAGATCTCAAGATCGAAAAATTCCTCATCAAGTCCACCTCGATTGATTGCATCGTCGAATCAATCGGCACCAAAACGATGAGAGTAATTCTGCACAAATCCCATGTTGAAAAGCACGCGGACAAGTTCGTCGAGACGATCAAGAATTCTACAGTGCTGAAGCATCTGAAGGACAACGGATACACAGATTTGAAAATCTACTACAACGACAGCCACGTTAAGATTCTTTTGGTAAGAAAGCTCTGAATTTCCATCTCCAGAAATTCCACGGAAGATTGCCCGAATCCTCGCCACCGCCGCACTGGTAGAGTTTCTCTGGCGATTCTGCCGGTAGCCGGGATCAAGTGTCACCCGGTTCACGAAGACACGCTGGTGTGCATTCTGGAGGCCGTCGCTAATCCTTGAGCACAAGAGCCGTGATGAAACAGCAAAGAAAGACTAGCACAGCAATGGCCATCAACACCTGAGCGATCAGGAATTCGTGGAAAAAAGGAAGGACGACCATCGGAAACGATGAGCAATACATCACGAAGAATAGATGCTTCGATGCGCCGCGTAAGAGCTTCATTAGATTCTTCGGAGTTTGTCGTTTCACAGACAACGAGCAAGCCAATAATTTCACCCTGTCGCCATCCTATCGGATTGGCGACGTTGTGAAGATCAAGCGCATTGTGACCGACGTTGACCGCTGACAGGGGTAAATCCTCTATTTCAGCAAACATCATATGAGCCAATTGGTTAGCAGTAGGCAACGGGCATTGCGGCTGCTGGGAATTGGGCGGCTAGGAACTTTTTTGAGGTGGTGCGTGTGATACAGCCGTTGGGGCGGACCGGAGCGCGAAAAAGTGGAACGGAAGCGATCGTCAGGGGCAGCCCGTCAGTCGGGGCAGGATTCTTCACGGGGGACAGCTAATCACTGCAAAGTTGCCGGGGACTAGGAAAAACAGACCGTCCGGCAAGGCACCGCTGGCCGGGGTCTTCGGGGAACCAAGTGGCACCGGATCGTCTGGGACGCGCTGGAGTCGATTCTGGAGGTAACGCCGGGGGACTGCTATTGTTCGCCCTGCTCCCGCTCCTTCTGACGCCGCTCAAACGATTCACGATTCCGCTCAGAGTTAGCCCATGAAACGAACGGATCGACGGCTTTTGGAGGAATCACAGGTGCTTGCTGAACCTTAGTGCCGCAGCGCGAGCATCGCGCTCCCGATTTGAGCGGAGCACGGCACTTGCGGCACTTTTCCGCCGTGTTGCCCTTCAGAAGGACGACAAGCCAGCCAATCGGACCCAGTAGCAGGCCCCACACAAGTCCGCCCCTCGCGTCCCCGACAGTGCGGCCGATGAAATAGCCGATGCACCCCGCGATTGCGAGACAGCTAAACAGGCCGAGGACCATGAGCATTTCCATTTTGGCAGGCTAACAAAGCTCGACGGTGCGACAAGCCCATTCAATCGACCTCGACCGGCACAGGCACCGGGGCGGCAGGGTGCCGCGTTGACCAGTCGCCGCCGATCCGGCATCTTGCTGATCACGACGACGACCAAGGCATGACCGGTAAAAACCGGGCAGCCAATGGGTAACCAAGCCACCCCCACTTCTGGCACGTTTTCCCGCGTTTCGGCGCGCAACAGGCAAACGGGAGAATCTGACCATAAAGCGCCGAAAAACTATACGGCCGTTACAAAAACGGCGATTCTAAACACCATTTCTAAGGGATGTTCAAAGGAGCCCTTACCGGACCTCCGGTCCGGGTAACAGCTCTTCCAATGGCCTTCAGTCCAAAGACAGATTCCCCGCAGGTTGACTCTACCCAATGCGCATGAGCGCCCTGACCGTCACCCTCGGAGCCGACATCACCGCCCTGAAGCGGGCTATGGCCGGTGCCACCGAACTGGTCGGCGCGTCGGCCCGGCGAATGGGGAGGCTCACCGGCGCGGGACTGGCTGGCCTTGGCACGGGCGGTGCGGCCGCCTTGCAAAAGGGCTTCAGTGTTGCCGGGAGCGCGTTCAAGGCATCCATCGGCGCGGCGATGGCCGGCGGGGCTGCCGCGGTGGGTGTCGGCATGAAAGCGGTCACGGCCGCCGCCGATTTCGAGCAGACCAAGGTCGCCTTCACGACGCTTATCGGCGACGCAGCCAAGGCGGAACAAACCCTCGGCAAGCTCCGCGAACTCGGTGCCAAGACTCCGTTCGAGTTTCCCGAACTGGCCGACGCCGGTCGCAAGCTCATCGCTTTCGGTGAATCCGCCGACTCGGTGCCAGAAACCCTCCGCCGGATCGGCGACGTCTCCGCGGGCGTGCAGGCACCAGTCAACGAGATCGCGGAACTCTATGGCAAGGCGCGGGTCCAAGGGCGGCTCTTCGCCGAGGACATCAACCAGCTTACCGGCCGCGGCATCCCGATCATCGAGGAACTCGCCAAGCAATTCGGCGTGTCGGACTCGGAGGTGAAGAAGCTGGTCGAGTCCGGCCAAGTCGGCTTCCCGGCCATCGAGCGGGCCTTCGTTTCCATGACCTCGCAGGGCGGCAAGTTCGCCGGGATGATGGAGGCGCAGGGCAAGACGACTTCCGGCCTGTTCTCGACGCTCAAGGACACGATCAACGAAGTGTTCCTCACCCTCGGCACCCCGATCAACGACGCCATCCGGCCACTGGTCGAGCAGGCGATCGGTCTCGTTCAGAAGCTCACTCCGCTCGCGACCGAAGCGGGCAAGCGGGTCAAGGAGGCGGTGATGTTCGTCATCGCCGCGTTCAAGAGCGGGCAGTTGCTCGATCTCGTGGCATCGTCACTCAAACTCGGCTTTGCCGTGGGCGTGAACGCGCTGGTCAACGGCTTCCGCACCGCCATCGAATTCTTCTGGAACCTGATCACCGACGGCGTGATGTGGAAGAGCCTCGGCACCACCCTGCTCGGGCTGGTGGGCGGCTTCGGGGCCGCGCTGCTCAATGCGTTCCAGACGCCAATCGTCTATCTCCAGGCGGGCATGGAATGGGTGATCGCACACTTGCTCAAGGGGCTGCTCAAGATCCCGGGGATGAACGAGCTGCTTGGCTTTGAGGCGGGCGACGTGGAGACCAGCTTTGGCAGCATCCTCAAGGACCGCCGGGAAGCCGGCGCGGAACTGTTCGGCATGAACTTCAAGGAGATCGCCGAAGGTGCTCAGGGGCTCATCGGCCAGGGGGCACCGAAGCTCGGCGAGCGGGTGGCGGAGGCGGCGCGCAAAGCGGGCGAATCCACCGGCAGCGAACTCATCGACACCCGTGGCCTGCGGGACAACTTCGGCAAGGTGGCGAAATCGATCCGCGACACGATGCCCAAGCCCGAGGAGGCCGCCAAGACGGTGGCCGCTGCGGGAAAGGTCAGCGGCACCGAACTCTCGGCTGCCATCCCCACCGCCTCATCGCTCGCCCCCATCGTGACCTCGCTCGGCAAAGTCGGCGGCGGCGGCTACTCGTCTGGGGCCCTGGACGCCCAACGCGAAAACAACCGGCTCACCGGCGAAACCAACCGGCTGCTCAACGACCTCAACCGGCGGGTCGAGAAGCTCGGCGGCGGCGGCCAGGCGGCCTTCGGTTGACGCCGTGCCCCGGCCAAGATGCCGAGACACGTTTCCATCCAGCCCGGACGCCTTTACCCGCAGCCGGGCTACTCCGTCCAAATCGACAAGGAGGGCAAGTGGACCGCGACCCAGATCTTCCGGTGCCACCGCAGCTCCGCCGTCGCCCTGATGCCGCGGCCAGGCACGGTCCACCCAGAGATCAACTTCATCCAGGTCTCGCAGGTCACCGCCAGCTTCACCGAGGGCGACCTCGCCGAAATCGTCTGCCAGTATGCCGGGGCGGAGGAAAAGGAAGAAGCGGCCGAGAAGAACAACGCCGTCTATTCGATGGGGCTATCCCTGTCGGAGGAGCCGCTGCTCAGCCATCCTCGCTACAAGGACATCGAGGACAAGGAACGCGAGGCCATCCAGTTGATCCAGTCCGGCAAGGACAAGGACGACCAGGGCAACAAGCTCCGCGACAAGATCGAGAGCGACCTGGGCACGGAAGTTCTCGGCAAGATCGAGCGCGGGCAAACCAGTTACTACAGCCCGCGGGTCACCTGGAAGGAAAGCTGGGTGCGCGACAAGCCGGCGAAGTCGTCGGATCTCAACGACATCGGGAACATCTCCGAACCGTCCGGCCCGGTGCCAGAACTGGCCGGCGGCCGCAACTGGCTGCTCAACGGCGTGACCCAGTCGCAGGAGGGCAAGTCCTACCGGATCGAGATGGAGTGGCTGGCCAGCGACCGGGGCGGCTGGGACGAGGACATTTACAAGGACGAGGAATGAACCGGCTGCCACCCAAGAAGAAGCGCGGGGATCCGATCCTTGCCGAGGACTGGAACGCCCTGCTCGACGCCATCGCCTCGCGCACGCCGCGACCGGGGACGGGGCTTGAACTCATCGCCTCGTCGGGTGGCTTCGCCTACTCCAAACCTGGCCCTGGTATTGCCCCGGCCCAGAACCTGCCTCCCTTCGCGGTCATCGGCATCGAGAAGAAGGACGACAGCTATCAGGTCACGCTCAAGGAAGGCTGGGTCATCGAGCGCAAACCAAAGACCGACGACACCCCGGCGGTGAAGTTCCACATCCCGAAAGCAGGCGAAGAGCCCCTCGACACCATCCCCCGCCCGCAGATCGTCATGGCCTTCGGCGACACCCTCTGGTGCAAGATCGTCACCGACGAGATGGGTGAGATCAGCGAGGAACCCGAAATCCTCGCCGCGGCCGAGGACCAGGATGGCAACCACTACTACCCCGAGGATCCGGAAGGCTCCGGGAGCGACGGCGAGTATTTCGTGAAGCTCTTCAAGCTGGAGGACGACGGCGGGACGCCCAGGGTGAAGGTCTACCAGCAGAGCGACATCGAGCACTGGGCGCAGCTCTGGACCGGCGAGAACGTCGGGGGAGGCGCCAACGTGTTCAAGGACCACAAGGAGGATTCCAACATCTACCGCTTCCGGTCGGTTCGAGGCGACTACGGCATCCGCGAGAACGAGGCCACCGACGAGGTGGAACTCGACTTCCGGGCGATCAACGTCGGCACGGGCAAGCCGGTCTGGGTTCAACCGCTGGACGGCTCGGGGCAGCCCGACGAGGACCCTCCGGACGGACCTGCTGAGTTCCGCTCCATCGCCGAGCGGGTGACCCAGCCGCAAATCCGCGTGAAGTGCGAGCCGCCCAATCCGGGCGATCCCTTGCCCAAGGAGATCCGCATCGAGGGCAACGGCAAGGACGGGGCCATCCTGGTGGATG